ACAGGGCCCCAACCGTGAGCAGCACCGCGGCCTTGACCAGGTCGTTGATCACGAGCCCGGAGTGCGTCATGCGAGCGGTGGTCTGCGCTTTCTGGTAGTCCTGCTCGGCAGCTTCCAGCGCGATCCCAGCCTCGGTTTCGTCATCGATCAGCGCTGCTGCATCCACGGCAGCGATGTAGGCGGTGGTGGCAGCTGAGAGCTGGCTCGGAACGGCCGCGCGGGCCGTCGTCAGCGCGCCCTGGTCAGCGAACAGGGCTCGCCCCATCCAGCTGGCTGCCAGTTGCTCGGCAGCGTTCAGGTGGGCCTGGATCAGGGTGTTCTCGTCGTCACCCGTGACCCGCAGGTGCAACTTGGCCTCGGCCAGGGTGACGATGCTCATGGTCAGTCGGCCTTCACTTCAGGGGCGCCTGCTTCGGCGGCGGCTTCAGGGGCTGCTTGGGCGGCGGCTTGCTCGGCGGGCTGGGTGACTGCGGCCTCGGCGACCTGGTCGACTGCTTGCTCGGGCTGCTGCTGAGCCTTGCCTTCCTTCACCTGCTTGGCCCACTTTTCGGCGACGGCCACGCGGATCAGGTCTTCGTCATCGGTTTCGATGAGGTCGTCCTTCTTGTACTCCTGGATCTCCACATGGCGGTGTGCCCACGAGAAGTCCTTGATGGCTTTGAGTTGCATGCTGCTCTCCAGGTGCGAGAAAGCCCGCCAGGGCGGCGGGCCTTCTCGGGGTGGTGGTCAGGCGTCAGATCACGAAGCCGCGATCTTGAGCAGCTTGATGGCCTGCGTGTTGCGCAGCTTGCCGCCCACGCGACGACGCACGTAGAACTTGACGAAGCCGGGGGCGGTGATCTCGTCGCGGGTGATGCGCATGCCCACGCGGTCGGCGATCAGGTAGCCCTCCTTGAAGTCGCCGAAGGCCAGCGGGAAGGCGTTGGCCGCCACCACAGGCATGTCTTCGCCTTCGACCACGCGGTAGCCCATGAACACGTCAGGCTGGCCAGCCGCCACGGCGGGTTGCCACAGGTACTGCCCGGTCGTGTCCTTGTACTTGCGCAGGGACGACACGACCAGCTTGTTTGCCATCCACACCGCATTGCGGCGGTAACGAGCGCGCAGGCTGTAGACCACGTCGTACAGCACGTCCAGGCTCGTCGGCATGGCTGATGCCTGACCCGACGGGATGTACTGCAACGTGCCAAACGCCCGACCACCAGCATCGGTCGTGGCAACCGGAGCGGGGCCAGCCAGGAAGCCGGTGGGCTTCTTGGTTCCGTTGCCGCTCACGAAGGCTGCGCCTTCACCTTGGCCGATGGCTTCGCCGGCGGAGTTCACCAGCCAGCCTTCGACGTCATAGAACAGGTCATCGAGCGATTCCTCGGATGCCTGCGGCTTGGCCGAGCCCATGCCGAAAGTCGGCGCAGATTCTGCCAAATCAGGGGTGTTGGTCTGGTTGCGGGTGTCGGTTTCGCCTACCCATTCAAAGCCGGCGCCGTTGATGTCGAACAGCTCTTTGTAATCGGAGGTGCCAACCGTGCGCACGGTTGCGAGCTCGCGCATCGGCGTGATGTCCAGAGCCAAGCGGGCGATCTGGCGCTCGATCTGCTCGGGCAATGCAAATCCACCAGCCGAACCGGTCGTGGTCACGGTTTGCGTGGCGCGCTCTTCCCAGCCGGAGCCGTCATCGCTGCGGGCCTTCTGCTGCAGGGCCTGGGCCTTCTTCAGCTCTTTCTCGGCGCGGTACAACGCATCGCGGCGCTCGGGGTTGCCGGGCTGGCGCACCCAGTCGAAGAACGCAGTGCGGTGGGCGATGGATTCAGCCGACTCTCGCTGCTCGCGGTCGCCGTGGGCGATGCCGGGGCGGCTGGCCTTGGTGATCAGCTTCTCGATCTGACCCTTTTCTTCCTGGAGCTTGTCCAGGGCCTGGTCCATCTTGGCGAGCTTGGCGTCCATGTCGCTGGTGCTGCGACCTTCTTCGATGGCCTTGAGGCGGGCCTCATTGGTCTTCTTGTACTCGTCGAAGGTCGTGTTGATCTCGCCGAGCTTCTTGAGCAGGTCGCCCACGGTCGCTTCTTCGCGCTTCTCGTAAGCGGCGCAGGTGGCCATCTTGGCCTGCAGGGCGGCCAGGTGCAGCGCCATCACGGCGCCAATCTTGATCATCTTGGTCATGGTGTGAGTCCTTTCAGGATTTCAGGGTGGTCAGCAGCTGGTCAGCCGCCTTCAGTGCTTTGGCGATGTCCTGGGCGGACTCACTCCGCTGTTGGCCCATCCTCATGACGCGCGACACAAAGGCCGTCGCGTCGGACTTGCTGAACCCTGCATCACGCAGGGCGCGTTCAGCATCTTTTGGCGCCTGCAGCTCGTCGACCGACTTGACGTTGGTCACGCGGGCGGCGCCGTTGGCAGGGAACGTGACCAGGCTGACCTCCCAGAGGTCGATCTCGGTCAGCGTGCGAACGTCGGTTTCGCGGTCGTAGGCCCACTGCTTCGACACAAAGCCGATCGACAGGCCGTTGAGGGCGCCCATCTTCAGCAGCGCGTGCGCCTCCTTGCCCAGCGTCGTCTCCAAGGCCAGCTGGCCCTTGATGCGCAGGCCCTTGGAGTCCTCGACCATCTCGGTCCAGACGCCGATCGGCTTATCGCTGTCGTGTTGCCACAGCATGGCGGGCATGGTGCCTGCCTTCTTGTGGGCGGCCAGCGAGGCCTGGAAGGCGCCGGCGGCGATCACGTCGTCGTAGCTGTCGCGCACGCCGAAGACTGAGCCGTAGCCCTCAACGGAGCCGTCATCGTTCGTGGCCTTCAGGTCGAGCACGAAGGCGCGCACCTGGCGCCCGCTCGGGGCGTCCTTGCGTTCAGGCGTTCGGGTCATTTTGTGATCCTTGGGTAGAAGCGCCCGATGTCATGTTCATCGGCCGCAGGTACTCGTCGCCGCCGTCGCGCGGGTCGCGACCTTCTTCGTCGCGCCATTCGTTGGGGCTCAGCAGCCCCATCTCGATCATGGTTCGGGCGTAGACAGCGCGGTCCTTCATGGACCCCATCCGCATGTAGCGGGTGTCGAACTGGGCGAACAGCGGGCCCGAGCCATCCAGCAGCATCTCGTCGATGCGCTGCGTCCAGGCCTTGTGCCAGGGCGTCAGGGTGTGGATCAGGTGAGCCGCGAAGAATGCCTCGGAGCTCGCGAAGGTGCTCGCCTTGTCGGAGTGGCCGATCATGATCGGGAACACCCCGTAAGCACGACAGATCTCTTCGATCTGGGTGCGGCGGGTCTCATTTGCCTGGGCATCCACGGCCGTGGTGGTCGTACTGATCCACTTGGCGGCGCGGTCCAGGACGAACGGCAGACCAGCCTTGTCTGGCCCGGCGCGCTTCTTGAGCATGTCCTGCAGACGCTCGTGCTGCTCTTTGGTCAGGGTCCCGTCGACCGAGTACATGCCGCTCGGTTTCAGGCCGTTCTCGTGCATCGCCGAAGCGCTGCGCTCGGTGGCCATCGTCAGCCCGATGGCGGAGGCGGCCAGCTTCACCGCGTTGAGCGACTTGTAGAACTCCCACTGCAGGTTCTGCACCACGAACACATCGTCGGCTGCGAAGTCACCGATGATTCCGAACTCGTCCCAGCAGCGGTACCGAACCTCGTAGCGAGAGACCCTGCGCACCTCCCAGCAGCCTGGCGGAACCGGAATCAGCTCGCGCACCCGACCGTTGCCGCCCCTTGTCTTGATCGACAGGGCCGAGCCGGTCAGGGCGGCATGGGCGGTCATCATTCGCCGCCACTCGAAGGAGGTCTGCCACTCGTTTGGGCGTCGGGCCAGCAGCCGGTACTCGGGTATGTTGACGGCCTTCTTGCGGCGACCGTCGTCCAGCTCGCGGAACACATGCAGGTCGGGTGTCGCGCAGCCATCAGCGATGAGCTTCACGCACGCCAGCACCGTGACCACCTGGAGGGCGGTCTTCTCGTTGACCACCATCCCGGCCACGCGGCCGCCGCCCACGCCATCGATCAGGTCTGCCACCTGGTCGTAGGTGAGCTGGGCTGCTTTGCGCCCAAAGAGTCGGTCGAGGAGCTTCACGTGTCGTCCCAGAAGGAGGTCTCGGT